CTCGTTAACAAGTGGCAGCAAGGAACATTCTTTGTGGTTTTTGCAGTTTAGCATGGTAGCCTCCAATAAATGAACCTTATTGTAGCACGGTGGCCACCAAGTTGACCAAACCTTTGTATCCCTGCCCCATATGGCGGGGCAGGGAGGGCCTTGAACGCTGTAAGGGTAGGGTAGGTAGGGCAACAGCCACCAGCACGCCCCTAGAGGTCCTAACTAACGTCCGCCACAATATTCACATGGTTCATTTTTGTCAGTTTTAACAAGATCTCCTCCAACCATATCACCTTTGCAATTTACACCACTTTGATTAACATAGTTATTAGTTCCAGAGACAGAAGCGAACATAGTTTTTGAAGTTATTTTTCGTACATACCAACCGATAGCAAATCCTAAGATAAACAACGCTAATTCATTCATTTATTTTTATCCTCATGATGTTCTATAAATTCCCAAGAACCGCTAAAATACTCCTTGATATTAGAGGGAGTTTCTTCAACGGCTTCTCCGATCTCAGAAAACGGATCTAGTCCAGTCTTGTATCCATTCGCTAACATTTGTATCTGCCCAAAACAGAGATCTTCCTGCTCTGGGCAAATGTGAGGTTCGTGTCCACCGTCCATCGTGTGATGTTTGAATACGAAATCGAATATTACAGTGTCGGCGATTTTTAGTTTCTCAGAGTCTCTTAAATAAGGACAATCAAAACATGGTGATGTACAAGCCATTAGAACGGAACCTCCATATCTTCTAAATCAAGTTCAACAGGAGAAGGCCAATCACGAACACCATAGACTTTGTCCCATGATATTCGGCATTGTTCTAAACTCCCGAGATCGTAATGGTATAGTCTTTTCTTAGTTCTTTGGGTTCCACCTGTCCCTTGATCGTACTCCTCTACAGTAACCCGCTTTTGCATTTTGTTTATGTGAGGAATAACACTTTTCAGGAAACGACCCAAGAGAGTGGCGTTGCCTCTTCTCGCAAATTTCCATTTGTCAGCGTAATTAGTGTAGTCTTTTTCAAGCAGCTCTGTCTGAACATCACGCATCCAGCTATCGTGACCTTCTAACACGTAACCGTCCCAGAGTTTGTGATACCACCATTCTTCTTCAACACCCATGGACATCAGCTTCTGTTCATTAAGAGCCTCAGTTTGAGGTACGTTACGAACTTCAAAGTCAGTCATGTCTACATTTTGCAGATGGTAGAGTAAAGCTTCATATCCGCCATTGTCCATTTGGTGGGTTAATGATTTAAAGAATCCTGAGTCTTGTTTACGACCGTCACCCATGTCTAGTACGAAGTAACGGCGCTCGTCCCCTGTGGCCCTGATAACGTGAGGGTCATTCGAAGCCATGATGAGGTGAACGTAATTAGGATAGGGTTCAGTGTCTATGCCTTTGGCTTCAATTGGAATACTATCTTCTGTGATGAGCATTTTGAGAACAGATTCATGTCGCTTATCACCTGCGAAAAAGGCTTCGTCTGCGAACAAGCTAATGACGTCTCGAAGGTGAGCGTTGAAATTGCCAACGAGGTGGGACGGATTTGCGACATGCAGATGGTGTCTACCGAATAATCGACCAAAGGTTCTTGCGAAATAGCCTTTACCTGTACCTTTTCCTCCCCTGAGAACAATCGCAACTTCTCCTGGGCTTGCAGGTGTTTGAACAACTCTTGCCATCCATTTAATGAGGTAATCATAATATCCTTCGTTTCCACTGCATACGTTTTGTTTCAGATGCTCCAAATATATAGAACAGTCGCCGGGAATCGGCTCTACATTAAATCCTCTCCACAAATTGTAAACTCCAGGCTGATCACCCTGAGGCATGAATTTCATGGTGTCATACTGGCGACGCATCCGGTGATTTATCCAATACTTACCCAAGGGAATATGAACAGGATCACCCTTGTCAGTAGAACCGATTTGAATTTGAATGTTACCATATCTGTTACGGACATCTTCGAAGCTGGACATTGTGATACGGCTGCGGTGTAGAACATCATCCTCGATCTCCTCGATGACGCGACACTTGCCTCCAATGTTGCCGATAATTGCGTGTCGGTCGTTCATCATGGTTAGATGAGGATCTTCACTGTACTCTTTAGCCCGCTTGATCTGGCGAATTGCATACTTCTCAGCGCCACCTTTGAGCTCAACAATGCTGCTCGCAATCCCCCACTCGGGGTCGGTCAAAATTGCAAATATGACACCGTCGGGGACATTACATCTGGCCAGCGAACATACACAATCAAACAGCCAAGCAGACCGAGAATTATCACCTTCTTTTGGCTGGTCTGGGTGCTGCCCTTGGGCGATAATAACTTTAACCCTATCAGGAACGTCCCATACGTCCAACTCGCTGAGGTCGGCAATTTTCTCAACATTTCCAGGAATATCAACTTTGATACCGTACTCGCCACCATCATGGCGTCCAGGACCTGATGTCTGGACTGCCTGTGCTTTCTTAAAATCTTCTATTGAATAGGAGTTTTTCTTGTCAAATTCTAGCAACTTTGCAAGTTGCTCGGTGCGGCCTTTTTTGCGTTTCTTTGCATCAGGAACGTTGACTGTCCCAGGAAGACGCATGATCCGGTCTACGTTGTGGCAGTGGTCGCCACCGAACACCTGTTCTAGACGTTTGTTGTAGAGTTCAAATTCACTCCATGCTGTTTCAGTTCCATCTATTCGGAAAGGCTTATCTAATTTCCAGAAAGCTTGATATCCGCCACCAGAGAATATGATCACTGTCGGTTTTTCTATACCTTTTGGTAAACGATCAGTCAATACACTGAGGATACGCTCTCGTTCCATTTTAATGAAACCGTCCATATCTTTTTCGTCAGCTGAGGCTTCTGCTGGGTCTATGTCGACATGCAGCCAGTGAGCTTCAAACATATCTTCTTTGTTAGGTTTTTTGACCCCACTTGACTTCAGAAAAGCGATGTTTGGCTGGTTGACTGTGAAATATATATTGCGATCACCATTGTATTTTTCAAGCCAAAACATGCACTCTTCAATTGACTTTGGCCCAAAAGGTTTTGTGTCAATAGCTTTGCGGTCTGTTTGAATTGAGGTGAGAAGCCAAGGTCCTTTTGGGTAGAACTTCTGTAGGAAATCTATAGCACGTTGCGACTCACCCTTCATTCCAGAAAGCCTCCAGATTTATGGAAGGGGCTTTGCCGTTTTCCATAAGGTTGTACCAGTATCGAGTAATCCCCATTGAATCAGCACAATACTGCTGTGTGCATCCAGAGCGACGACGCATTATGAGGCACTCTTCAGCTTTAGTTAACGGATGAACAGAAGCTACGATAGCTAAACTATGTGCACCTTGTTTTTCCATCTCGCTATATTTGCGGCGCTTAACCCCAGAAATAGCTGCCATTTGTTTTTGACTGAAGCCCATACGACGTCGGTAAATTAAGCTGCATTCTCCTTCAGAAAGTTCAAGAGGCTTTCTGTCTGTAGACCGTTCGGGTAATAGAGCAGGGCTTTTGATATCATTTCTGGTCTCGTCATGTTGTCCCATAGTTTTTCTTCCTTAATCTGCTTTCCTGACCAAAAGAACCAAGACTTCTGAACTTGCGCACATACTAGCGCCAGTCCTCCGCGATGTTCTCTTCGCCAAAGCCAGACTTGCTGCTCTTTGGATAAAGGGTGACCGAATTTCACTGGTTTTGTATCTGCCGTCTTGGGCCAATATCTCAACCATTTACACTCGATCACCCCACCGATAAAAAATACGTCCGGAATTCCTAGTCCTGTAGAAGGGCTCTCGATTGACACAGCGTCAAGCGTTTTAAGCCTTTTAACTAAGTTTGAACGTGAGGTAGCTTCCGACATATCATGAACCTTTATACTAGCTGTTGAGGCGGCAATTGACAACCTCTAGTTATCGGGGAATTGTTACCAGTTCTACACCGGATTCACTGAACATAGACTTAGATATTTCAATCTGTTCTGCCCATCTTTCAGCGTAATCACTGCTTAGATCTTGAGACACAACTCGCTTGATACCATGCTGAATAATCAACCCGCAACAGGAACAACAGGGGAATTCAGTGGTGTAGAGAGTGGCATCCTCGAACCCAAGAAGAGGTCGGTTTCGATGCATCATTCTCGCTGCTGCGATCAAAGCGTCTGCTTCTGCATGGATCACCCTTGGGTATTTTTGGGCACGATCGTTCAGTCGTTCATCGCTTTCTATTACTCCACTAGGAAATTGGTTCCAACCTATAGAGAACACAGCACCTTCAAGAACAACCACTGACCCTACTTTAGTAGAAGGATCAGGACTTAATTTACTTGCATAGACAGCGTGATTCATAAACATTTTATCATCGATACTCATCGTTCAGTTACTCCATCTCTCATCATGTAGGATTTGTAAACACACCGGACCTGATGTTTGCAGTCATCCAGAGCATAGTGGTAAATTCCTTTGCGGGGAATAGTCTTGGTGTTGAGACCAGCCATGTCGTAGACAGTTCGCGTGTCGCGGGTATTATAGAACTGCCAAGGTGGTTTGACACCGACAAACTTACAAGACGCTTCCCACAAAACGCTATCAAAATTAGATCCTTGAGACCAAACAAACTTGAAGCGGTTTTCTTTCCAGAAATTGTTGAAACCATTGACAACAGTTTTCAGGTCCATTTGATTTGGTTCAAGAATTTCTTTAGCGGAGTCACCTTGAGAAGCCCACCATTTAATAGTGGAAGGATCTTTGAAAGCACCAGCAGCGATCTGATCTTCTTCAGTGATGTTTTTGTAGAACTCTGCGCCCAAACGAGGAGTTCTAGGATCAAAAGCGACAGCACCAATTGAACGGATGACGCACCCTGCTGAGGTGCCGTAGGTTTCGAGGTCTATCATTACATGTTTCAAGTTATGTTCCTTCGATATGTTGGTGGGAACCATCGGAGGCGATACCCCATTCCCGTTTGCGATTTATCACGAGTTTAGCTTCAACCTCTTTCATTAGGTCAAAGCCGTTCTTTTCGCAAATTTGAATTAGGAAAAAAGCCACGTCAGCACATTCTTCCCCAATAGATTTCTTTCCCATTCCATTAGAAATAGTTGAAACAAGTTCAGCCATCTCTTTGTTACCGCGGATTGCGATTTTCAATTCAGGATTTACTCCGAATTGTTCTTCAGCCCAACCAAGGACCTGTTTCTGTAATGTCATAACTTTCCCTTTTTGATTCACTAATCCAGATCTAACATGACGCGAGCGCCGCAAAATTTTGGATTATTGGTATTTATGTTTTAGATCGTGATATTTCTCGAGACCTTGGGAAATTCTCACGTGTTCATCGTATATTTTCTTAGCGGGAACAAATACATTTTCATATTCTTCCTGATCTTTAGCTGATCTACAAAAAAGCCAAGCTCTTTTCTCCAGCTCTCTTTTTTCATGTTCTTCTCGCTGTTCATCATAATGTCCCATTATTTAATGCTTCCCCAGTTTGGTCCAGTTTCTGTGTCTACTTTGAATGGTACGAGAGGTCTGCACCGTTTCAACACACAATCCCTCATTATGTCACCGACAACTACAGCTTCTGCAACTGATCCGTAGCTACCGTCGGTCTCATCGTGAACCTGTAGTTGTAGATAGGCGTCAGTCTTGTCAATCTCTACCAAGGCAAGTTTAGTTTGATCTGCAGAGGAACCTTGAATAACTCTGTTCAAGGCTTTGTGAGTGTAGTCGTAGGAACCATCGTCTCGTTGTTCAAAATGAAGGTGCCTGTTAAATATCGTCTTGACGAAGCCCTTGGCTTCAGCCCTCGCTGACGCAGCTTTAGCCAATGCTCCAACAAAAGGGGCTTCCCTATCGAACTTATCCAATATCTCTTGTCCCTCTTCACCTGCCATCTCCTTATAATAACCCGTTCCCATATCCATGCGAGCTGACATCGCATCTTCTTTGCTATCGTGGTATTCAATGCGGCGTTTTTTACCCCATCCTGAGATATGCGCCCAACGAGTAGGTTTGCCGATGTCCATGCAGAGTTTAGCTCCTCCTTCTCCGTAGCATAACCCAAGGTAAATAGCCTTAGAGAACCCTCGCTCTAGTTTGAATTGCTTTGGGCTTTGTGACATCCATTTATCGACAATGCTATCACCGTTAACGATACGAGTCATCATCTCGTGGTTGTCTGTGCTTGGGTCTTCACGATAACGCTTTGCTGCATCTCTTGCTTTTGGGAAATCCATAAGCGCCGCAAAATGTGTCGTCCATCTGGGTTCTTGCTGGGAATAGTCATTACAACCCCAAATCGCTCCTTCTTCTGGTATGAAAATCTTCCTCCATTCTCCAGCGATTACAGGGTCTCGATCAGGGCTTGGTTGCTGTTGCAAGTTAGGATCGATCGCTGACAATCTACCATACCGAACTCCTTTTTGCTCACCGTTTTCTGTTTCGGCTGCAATCTGCTTAAACGAACAGTGGATTTTACCTTTCACAGCATACCTACGAATGGATGCAGCGAAAGTTGTCCTGATCTTATTTACTTTGCGGGCATGAAGGATAGCGTTAGGGACAGGGTGGTCTGAACCTCCGAGCAGAGCTTTATCAATCTGTGGTGCTCCGGTCGTAGTTTTATTGAGACGCATACCAATATCTTCAAGAGCAGGAGCGATGAGGTTTGGTTTCCAGATGTTGTCCAACCCAATAGAAATACCTGTCTCTCTTTTGACAAGGTCTAACGCTTTCTTCTCTTCATCTAAGGCCCATTTCTCAATGGACTCTAGTTTTTCAAAATCAATCCGTACACCACGACGTCGCATTCTTACGAGTACGGGGAGAACGTCTGTCTCAAGGTCCCATATCTCACGCAATCCCGCCGCCTCAATCTTCTTTTCTTGCATTCGTAGGATCTCAAGTGGTGAGGTAACATCTTGCTCACCATACGCTCCGACGAAACGGGCGGGTAAGCGCCATAGCCCTTTCTTTGCGTCAAGTCCGTGGGCTTTCGCAGCTTCAATAAGCAGAGTCTCATCTTTAGCATCGATGCCGTGACGTTTGCCAATGTTAGCGAGAGAATATGACCACTCAAGTTCATTGATGAGAGGATCTGCGATTTGCACGTCTCTGAATTTAGCATCTCGATGCCATTCAAATCCGTCGTTGTATCCGTAGTCCACGTCGTATGCCAGATTTGCTCCAACGAATTCCCCTCGGTAATTTTTGATGTTATCTCTAAGG